GACCGGTCCTCTTGCTGACATTCTTGTTTTTGGGGACGAACTTGTGCCCGTTCTCGACCCAGCGCCAGTAGTAGGCACCAGGGCTGGCGGCAGTGCCATTTCGCACGGTGACCAGGTAGGCCTGGATCTTGCCACCGTCCGACTCTTCTTCGAGTCGCTTGACGATGATATTGTCGAACAGGATGCCGGTCTTCTTGTTGGCCAGCGCGTTCTGTTTTGCCTGATCTCGAAACAGGTCAGCGCCGGCAAACCCGACGGTGCGCAGCGTGACCTCGTCGATCGAATTGACGACCTGCTCGGCCGTCTGCTGTACGACCTCCACAAGGGACGATGTATCGAATCGCATCATTTCACGGCCTCGCAGACCAGATCCATAAAACGGCGATCCGTGTTGCGCAGCGGTGGCGACTTGATGTCATAGGTCCGGCCGTTGTGCACGACCCGCATCGTTTCATCGACGTCGGCTCGGTACCAGGTCCGGATAGACGCCCGCAGCACCGAAATCTCGGCGTCGGCGCGCAGCGTCTCCAGGCCCCGCAGATGGCGGACGTCGCCCCACGCGCCAGGCTCGATCGGCAGCCACTCCTGCTTTGGGTTTCGCTGGCCAGCGGCATCCCGGCCCTGCTGCGGCTTAAGGAAAGTTAGGCGGTCATTGAACATCAGTACACCACCTCTCCGTCCAGCAAGCGCACTGCACTGGCTGCCATCGATGCGGACAGCTGGCCGAAATGCTCGGCCACGCGCCGCAGGATGAAGCCCTTGACCGAATCTGGCACGCTGCTGTGATCCGGGCCGTAGCCGGCGACGTATTGCACCTCGACGGCGTTGATCCGATTAGCGGTCGCTGGCCATGCTTTGCCGGGCGCCGGAACGATGTAGCCCGGCTCGCTGACGAAGTCGACTTCGTAGTCCTGCGGGTCCAGCACTTCCCAGGTCTTCGAGTACGCGTCGAAGAACTTCACGTGCTCCACAGAGATCAGGCGGGGGCGCGGTAGCTTGATGGCATTGGGGAAGCGATCCAGGGTCAACCGCAGGGTCTGCGCGATGATGGCGCGTTGCGTTTCGAACTCGGCTTCTGCGGTCGCCGTCCTGACGGCCTGCTCGACTTCATCATCAAGGCCGGCGCCGTTCGCGCGCGCCGCGGTAATCGCAGACTCGAGCGACACCGCCAGCTGCGCCGGAGGCGTGATCACTTTTGGGGTCATCGGTAGTTTTCCTGTATTGCTGGCGGCCGGCCGCCGGTAAGCACCTGGGCCGGCCGCGACTGGTATTCATGGCGCCGCGGCGTGTAGCCGGATCCGGCCGGCGCGCGGACGAATTGACCGCCGCCTGTTGCTGCCGCAGTACCCGTGAGGCCGTAGGCCAGTACTCCGAGCGGCTCTGCAGTGGCTGACAGCTGGATCGATCCTGCGGCGATGACGGCGCCGACAGAGGCAAACGCGCCGACGGCAACAGGTGCCACTCCAGCGCCGCCGGCAGCCATGGCAGCACCGGCCGACGCCACGGCGCCGACAGCGCCCACGCCTGGTGCCGGCGCAGATCCGGAGACCGCCGTTACCGCCGAAGCCGAGGCTTGGCCGACCGAAGCGGAAGCGCTTGCACCTGTCGGGCTGCACCGCGCCGTGCCGCTTGCTGAGGCGTCGCCGACCATCGGCGACGTCGTAACGCCGCTCGGAGAAGCCGTCGAAGCGCTCCCGCCGGTGGCTGCGGCGGCGCTGACTACGCCCGCTGCCGCAACGCCAGCGGCTACCGCCCGCGCTCCGGCTGACGTCGTAGCCACGCCTGAAGAGGCAGCAGCACCGGCACCAGCTGGTAATGCTTGTGCGCCCGCCGACCCGGCAACCGATGCGGCGTTGACCTGCGCTGCCGCGATTACTCCCGGCGCCAACGCTGCAGCGCTCCCGCTTGCTGCGATGTTGCCAACCTGGCCAGCACCATTCACGCCGCTTGGTGTAGCGACTCCGTTCGTCACGACGCCTGCGGCCGATTCACTCGATGCCGTCAAGCTCTCGACCAAAAGCTGCGTAGCCGCGTTGATCGAGCGAATGCCAACATAGCCAGCATCCGGAATCGCGGTATCGATCGCGGAGATCACCGGGGTTGGCGCATCGTCCACATAGACGTTCAGCGCTGATCCATTGACATCCAGGCGAAGCCGCAGCATCGCCCCGGCGACAGCACTGTATGGCGCGCTTCCCAACAGCGTCGACGTGCCACCAAGGACCCGGTACAGCTGAATGCCGGTACCGATCAGAAGCCGCGCGAGGTAATAGGTCTGCGCATTGCCGGCGAGTCGAACGGCGACGCCCACGCCAGGCCCATTCGTGGCCGATGCAATGTAAAGCTCGATCGTCGCCGAATAGTCGGCGCCCGGCGCCGGCGCGCTACTTAGATAGTAGAGCGTTGATCCGGAAAAACGCAGGCGGTCGCCCGTCGAGGTGATGAAGACGTCACCCGTTGCGCCGGGTACTTTCTGCCATCCGGGGTTGGCCGTGCCGAGAGAATCGCCAGGCGTCCCATTGAATGGGTCGTTGACAAACAGGGTTTGCGTCATGGGAGCGCCACAATGTCGGGGTCGCGCGCGATCAGCTCATGAGTCGCTGCGTCGGCCGTGACGTCTACGTCGACCACGGCCGCACCGGGCAGGAACTCGACGGCGACCTGCCATGCGATGTTGTAATCCGCAACCTTCGGGCGGTAGGCGTCATCGCCAGCGCCGCTACCGATCACGGTACAGCGGTAAAGTCGCCTCATGCGAGCGCCCTTACGCGATGCGAATAACCGCGGTCGCCGCCGCCGGTGCCGGCAGATTCACGGTGAACGTGCCGTTAGTCGAGGTGATATCGGCGCCGAAGTCCAGCACCGCTTTGACCTTGTTGCCGTTGGTGGCGTCATAGATCACGCAACCGCGGGCCGTGATGGTCGAGTTTGCCCACGACGGATCGGCGAAGTCGAGGATGGCGGTAGCCCCGTCAAGCGCTGCAGCGTAGCCGCTGAGGGTTGCGCCGCCCGCCGTGTAGCCGGCGCCAGCTACCTCCCCCGCCGCCGAATAGGTCGCGGTAGCCGCGCCGAGCGTGGCCGAACTCGCATACAGGGCGCACTTGTACGTGTTGCCCGGCGGGCAGAGTAACTGCAGCGCGTCGAGTTTTGCCTGATTGGGGAATGCGGCGGTAATGGCCATCTGAACCTCTAAGTGGTCGCGCTCAACCGCTCGCAAATGAATGCCAGCAGCTGCTCGTCTGATTTATTAGTTACGTCTTCAGGGAAGACAGGGATGCTGCCGCGCGGCCCGCGCACGGCAACGTAGATGATTCCCGGCTCCGCCGCCTGGATGCGCAGGTTGGCGAGCCAGGCAGCGGTAGCGGGCTTCATCGCTTATTTCGCGTCGGTCAGCGATTCGGCGTACTTCACGGCCGCCGGATCGGTGTCGACCATGCCGGCCAGGGACTTCTCTTGGTCGACTTCGATTTCGACGACATCGTCGATCTCGCCCAGGGCGCACTTGACCAGCACGCGGGCCTTTTTCTTTTTGGCTTCTGCCATGTCTTTCTCCTACGGGGTTGGGAGAGGCCAGCCGCAGCTGGCCGCCGGTTGCGATTACGACGCGGAATTTTGGTAGTACTTGATCGCGCCGCCGACATCGACCATGTTCGCGCCCGAGCGCTGGAACGCGAGGAAGCCGACCTGGCCCTTCTCGGTGTACTTCGAGTCGGTCATGCGGAACAGGGTCAGGTCCATCACGTCGCGGATCAGGTACTTCGAGAAGTCGCCGAACAGGATCGACTTCGCGTTCGCGGCCATCACCGGCATGTGCTGGTTGATGATGATCTCGCGCCCCATCAGGCGATCCGGCGCGCCGCCCGGGTTGCCCTGCTCGTAGCCCGGCACGAAGATCGGGCGGCCGTTGCCGTCCTTCAGCTTGCGCAGGACCTTCAGGGTGTCGTCGTGCATCATCCACTTGGCCGTCGCACGGTAATACGGATCGACCGAATGCTCGAGGTCGACCAGATCGTCATAGGTGACGGTCACGGTCTGGCCAGTGGCGCCGACCTTACCGGCGCCCGACGCGGTCACGATGCCGCGCGGCTGGGCGGTGCCGGTGCCGACGGTGTGGTGGCGGTTCTGGATGCGACCCAGGCGCAGCTGCAGCAGGCTCTGGATGTAGGTCTCGATGTTGAACATCGAATCCTGGATCAGCTCGAACGGCAGCGCGATCGACTTCGACGAGTACTTGTACACGTCCATCGAGGCCTGGCCGAAGCCGGTGTCACCGGTGCCGGCGCCAACGCTTTGACCGACGATCTCGCCCTCTTCCTGGGTCGAGTCTGCGGTCGGGAACAGCATCTGCGCACCGGTCGAGGTCTGGATTCCGCTGGCGACGCTGCGCACCGAGAAGGCGGCCTTCATGGCCTGGATCAGCGTCTTGTTGAACTCGGTGGCCACGGTGTAGCCGCCTTCGGCGCCGGTGGTGGTCGACATCGCGGCGCGGATGTCGTGGTTCACGCGCGCATTCATCGCGCTGCGCTGCTCGGCGGTCAGGGCCGACAGGCCGCCCGACAGCATCGCGCGCAGTGCAGCGCTTTCGTCGGCGTCACGCACGCCGCCGCGGTACGCCGCCTGCAGGGCGGCCTCATGCTGGGCTTCCGGGTTCTCGCCGGCAATCTGCGCGATGCGCTGTTCGCGCGCGATCTCGGCGTCGATCGCTTCGACTTCTGCCAGGAAGCCGTCCAGCTGGGCAGCTTCAGCAGCCGGCATGCGCTGGTCGGCAGGATACTTGTTGTTCAGGTCGTGGACCTTCTTGGCCACGGCGTTACGCTTTTCACGCAGTTGTGCGAGCTTGCTCATGTATTACCTTTCGGTGGGTGGTCCGCTCTCGCGGCCTGGTTGGGGCGAAAAAAAAGCCGCTCGAAGCGGCTGGCTTAGTGGCGCGAGAGCGTCAGCTAACTTGGAGGCGGGCCATCATGCTGATGCGTTGCAGCTGGCGGGCGCGGTGTTCTTCGGTGGCGACCGGGTCGACCTGGTCGGGTTCCTTGTTTTCGATCTTCGGCGCCTTGGCGTAGGCGCTCATGTTCCAGGAGGCCTCGGCCTTCTTACCGACGGCGATACGGTCGACCAGGCCTGCGGCCACTGCCTCCTCGGCGGTGTACCAGGTCTCGGCGTCCATCGCCGCGCGCACGTCGTCGACGGCCATGCCGCTCTTCTTCGCATACTGGGCTGCCAGGCTGGTGTCGATTTTCCCAAGCAGGACCGCGGTCGCGGTCAGGTCGTTGGCGTTGCCCATCGCCCAGGTCCAGGCGTTGTGGATCATGAAGAAGCCGCCGGCCGCGATTTCGACCTCGTCTGCCGCAATCGAGATCACGGTGGCCGCGCTAGCGGCATAGCCGTCGATGTGCGCGATTACCTTGGCGCCGGTATCACGGATCGCCTGGCAGATGGTTTGTGCTGCGAACACATCGCCGCCCGGGCTGTTGATGCGCAGGTGGATCGTGCCGCCCTTGATGTTGCGGATGGCCGGCACCAGCGCCTCAGCGGAAACGCCGCCCCACCAGTACGCGGTTTCCTCATCGGCGACGATAGCGTCGTAGATATAAATTTCGGTCTCGTCCGCGCTGGCGACGATCCGCGATTGCGGCAGTCGGTCAGGCCGCTTCTTGTTGCTCGCCAGGAGCTGGGTCAGACTTGTCGGCACTCTTGCCTCCATTCGGTTTCAGATTCGTGTTCGGCGCCATGTTCTCCAGGCGGCGCACTTCGTCGGCGGTCATGAACGGCTGCTCGCCGGCGCGCCCCAGGGCGATCCGGTACGCGTCATAGCGCGCCTTGAGGTCGCCGCGCTCGAGCGCCGCTGTGATGTGCTCGACGAAATACTTCTGGCGCACTGGCCAGAGCTTGCTGTTCAGCTCCTGCTGGATCGGCGTCAGATGCCGCTGCAGCGTGTAGCGGACGAAGCCAATGCCCTGCTCCGCGATGCCACTGCCGTGGCTCGTTTGCTTCTCGGTGTGCCCGACCATGTGCGGCGGCACGCCGAAGATGCGGCAGATTTCCTCGACGGTGAAAAGTCTCGTCGCCAGGATCTCAGCGTCCTTGGAGTTGACACTCAGCTGCGCCGGCTTCAGGCCGCCGGTCAAGATTAGCGGCCCGCGGCCGCCGTTCTGGACGCGAGCGATCAGCGAGGCCTTCAGCGCCAGCAGCTGCTTGTCGTCCACCTTTTTCTCGGACGTCAGCGCGTAATCGAAGTTGGCGCCGCCGGAGAAGAACCTGCCCGCGTGCTCCTGCGAGGACAGCGCGGTACCGATCGCCTCCAGCGCAGCGTAGGTGAGTGGGCTGGGGCTGGTCAGGCCATCGAAACCCAGGCTCGGCAGATGGATGACGTCGTCGCGGTGGAGCACATACGACGGCTTGTTGCCCGGGCTGACGCGGTAATACACCTCGTCGCGATCCTTGAAGGGCTGGACGGTGTGGCGCGGCAGCGGCCTCCAGCCGATCACACGGTTGCTGTGGAAGCTCGGCCGAATCCACTCGCCGAAACCATCGCCGTGCGACAGCTTCGAGAGCATGATGGCCTCCCAGGCCGCCGAGGCCGTCCAACCATC